ATCGGCAGAAAAAACGGCAAGAGTTTATTTGCGTCTGCGATAATTGCATACATGGCATTTTTAGAGCCGGAATACGGGCAGGAAATTTACTGTTTAGCACCAAAGCTAGACCAAGCAGCGCTTGTATACGACGGCTTTCATAAAATGGTACTGGCAGAGCCGGAGCTTGAAGAGCTGGCGAAGAAACGCCGCAGTGATATTTACATTGAGGAAAGCAACACGTTTGTAAAACCGATTGCTTTCAATGCCAAGAAATCAGACGGTTTTAACCCGCAGCTGGTGGTATGTGATGAAATGGCGGCATGGAGCGGGGACGCTGGACTTAAGCAGTATGAGGTTATGAAATCTGCTTTAGGCGCACGTACCCAGCCTATGATTTTGAGTATCAGTACAGCTGGATATATCAACGACAGTATTTATGACGAACTGATGAAACGCAGTACCAGCTTTTTAAAGGGCAACAGCAAAGAGCGTAGGCTTTTACCGTTCCTCTACATGATTGACGACGTGGAAAAGTGGAACGATTTGGACGAGCTGAAAAAGGCTAACCCTAACATGGGCGTTTCCGTAAAAGAAAGCTTTTTCGTTGATGAAATAGCCGTAGCAGAGGGCAGCTTAAGCAAGAAAGCAGAGTTTCTGACGAAGTATTGCAATATTAAGCAGAACAGCTCTATTGCATGGCTGGAATATACGACAGTAGACGGCGCAGGCGTTGAAAAGACCTTAGAGGACTTTAGGGACTGTTACGCCGTGGGCGGCATTGACTTAAGCCAGACAACAGACTTGACCGCAGCAAGCGTGGTAATTGAGAAAGAGGGTAAGCTATATGCGTTTACTCAATTCTTTATGCCACGGGGAAGAATTGAACACTTGCAGGCGACGGACGGCGTGCCTTATGACATATTTGTTAAAAAGGGGCTGATTACTTTAAGCGGCGAGAACTACGTAGACTATCACGACGTTTACAACTGGTTTACTATGCTGCTGGAAGTATACGGAATACGACCGCTTAAGATTGGCTACGACCGATATAGCGCACAGTACCTTATTACCGATATGGCAAATTACGGTTTCCACATGGACGACGTATACCAGGGCGAAAACCTTACGCCAGTTATCCGTGAGTTTGAGGGCATCATAAAGGACGGCAATTTTAAGATTGCCGACAACAATTTACTAAAGACACATTTTTTAAACGTAGCGCTTAAGCACAATATGGAAACAAGGAAATTCAGACCGATTAAGATAGAGCAGCGGGCGCACATTGACGGTTTCGTATCTGTTATTGATGCAATGACGGTACGGCAGAAATACTGGGAAGAGTGCGGCGAGCTGCTGAAAAACGCCGCATAGAAAGGAGAGTGAACGGTATCAAATTCTTAGATTATCTTTTTCATGGGAAAGAGCTGCGATATATTGACAGCTATTTTAAGATGCTGAACGGGTACAGCCCTACGTTTACCAGCTATAGCGGCGGTGTATACGAAATGGACTTGACGAGGACAGCAGTAAATAATTTTGCTACACATTGCAGCAAATTAAAGCCGGAGATTACGGGCAGCGCCCTTAAGCATCTGGAAAAAACATTACAGCATAAGCCTAACTATTTCATGGATACTACAAAGTTTATTAAGCGGCTTGCGACCTACGTAGCAGTAGAGCATACCGCTTTTATTGTACCTATCGAGGACAAAATAGGCAGGCTATGCGGCTGGTATCCGCTGCGTGCGGAACGCTGCGAGGTGGTAGAGGTAAAAGGACAGGTTTACTTGCGGTATCTGTTTGCAAATGGGGAGCATGGGGCTATTGAGTTTGAAAAAGTAGGTATCATAACAGACTTTGAGTACACAGACGACCTTTTCGGAGAGGATAACCGCACGCTTAAGCCGACTATGCAGCTGATACATACGCAGAATGAGGGCATTATAAATGCCGTCAAAAACTCTGCAAATATCCGCTTTCTGGCAAAGGTGGCGAATATGCTGAAACCAGAGGATATTAAGAAAGAGCGGGAACGGTTTACCGAGGACAATTTAAGCGCCGACAATGACAGCGGAATGATTATTTATGATAATAAGTTTTCGGAGCTGAAACAAGTAGAAAGCAAGCCATACACGCCAAACGCATTGCAGATGCAGAATATACAAGAAAATGTATGCACGCATTTTGGTACTAACATGGATATTTTGCAAAACAAATTCAATGAGGAAACGTGGAACGCATATTACGAGGGAAAGATAGAACCGTTTGCAATCCAGCTTTCCCTTGTTATGTCAAACATGACATTTTCAGACAGAGAGATAGCGTGCGGAAATGCTATTACTTTTTCTGCAAACCGCCTGCAATATGCCAGCAATGCAACAAAGCTGCAAGTAAGCACACAGCTTTTTGACCGTGCGCTGCTGAACCGTAACGGCGTAATGGATATATGGAATATGGCACACGTAGAGGACGGGGAAAAGTATTATATCCGAAAGGAATACACGGAAGTAAGCGAGCTGAACAACAGTAACAAAGAGCCGAAGATTATCATACAGCAAGTACCGCAGGCGGGGCAGCAGGGGACAGACGACGGAAAGGGAAAAGAACCGACAGAGGGCGAGCCGAAAGAGCCGCCAGACGACGGGAAACAGAAAGAGGGTGTAAACAATGCCGATTAAGAAAGAGCGGGAATATAGGGCGCTGGCAGCGCCATTGACTGCGCAGGCAGCAGCAAAAAGAATAGACACAGAGTATTACGTAGAGGGATATGCTACAACTTTTGACAAGCCGTATCTGCTTTATGAATTTGAGGACGGGACAAAGTTTTACGAAAGGATAGACGCACACGCACTGGACGGCGCAGACATGAGTGATGTTATTATGCAGTACGACCATGCAGGCAGAGTGTTTGCCAGACAGTCAAATAAGACGCTTATTTTAGTGCCAGACCATAAAGGGCTTTTAGTGGCGGCTGACTTAGGAAAGACAGACTTAGCCCGTGGGTTATATCAGGATATTGACGCAGGCATGATTACTAAAATGTCATGGGCGTTTACCGTGGCAGAGGAAACATACGACAGAGTAACACGTACAAGGACAATTTTAAAAATAAAAAAGGTTTATGACGTATCCGCAGTGAGCATACCAGCAAACGGGGATACTGAAATAAGCGCCCGTAATTTTGCACATAGGAGTTATGAGGCAGAACGGCAGGAGTTGCTTAACAGACGGGTAGCACTACTAAAGATTAGAGCGAATTTATAACACAAAAAAAGGAGAACAGAAACCATGAGATTAAAAGAAATTGAGGCAAGATTAGCCCAGATTAGAAACGAGCTGAACACCAGAGCGGCAGAGTTGACCGCAGAGGAAATTACAGCACTGGAAACAGAGGTAACAGACTTGCAGGAAGAGCGCACGCAGATTGTGGAGCAGGCAGAGAGAAGAAATAAGCTGCTTGCCAGAATTGCGGCAGGAGAACCGATTGACGACGGAGTAGAAGGAGAGGGAACAACGCCGACAGTGCTTAGAAACTTTAAAGGGACAGCAGGCGAGGGGGACGACGGCGACAAGTACGGCAGCATGGAATACAGAAAGGCATTTATGCGTTATGTATGCCGTGGTGCGGCTATCCCAACAGAGTACAGAGCAGATGCAGTGAGCAGCACAACGGACGTAGGCGCAACAATCCCTACAACGGTACTGAACCAGATTGTGCAGAAGTTAGAAAGTACGGGAATGATTTTGGCGCTTGTAACCAGAACTGCATACAAAGGCGGCGTGGCTATCCCGGTGTCTACGGTTAAGCCTACTGCAACATGGGTAGCAGAGGGAAAAAGCAGCGACAAGCAGAAATTTACCGCTACAAAAGACGGCATGATTACTTTTGCATATCATAAGCTGCGCTGCGCCGTTGCGGTAAGTCTGGAAGTTGACACAATGGCAATCAGTGCTTTTGAGGCTATGCTGATTAACAACATTGTAGAGGCTATGACAAAAGCACTTGAGCAGGCGATTATCAGCGGCGACGGAAACGGAAAACCGAAAGGAATTTTAAACGAAACACCAGCAGAGGGGCAGAAACTTACCAGCTTAAAACCTGCTTATGCGGACTTAATCGCAGCAGAGGCAGCATTACCGCAGGCATACGAAAACGGGGCAGTATGGTGTATGAGTAAAAACACTTTCATGCAGTATTACGGACTGACCGACAGCAACGGGCAGCCTATCGGCAGAGTAAACTACGGTATTGCAGGAAAGCCGGAGCGCTTTTTGCTGGGCAGACAGGTAGTGTGCTGCGATTATGTGACCACATACAGCGCCGGAGCAGCAGAGAATACAGCGTTTGCGTTCCTTTTCAACTTTAAGGACTATGTACTTAACACCAACTATGCAATGGGCGTAAAGAAGTACGAGGACAACGACACAGACGACAAAGTAACAAAGGGCATTATGCTTGTGGACGGAAAGGTAGTTGATAAAAATAGCCTTGTTACTATCTGCATGGGGAGAAGTGCGTAAGAAAGGTGGATATTTATGAAAGGGCATTTAGATGTTAAAGAGCTGGGAAAATGCAAGAAGGCAGATTTGCAGAAACTTGCGAAAGAGCTGGGCGTAAGTACAGAGGGGACAATCAAAGAACTTGCGGAACGTTGCGCAGAGGTTGAGGTAGAGATACCAGACGAAAGCGAGCTGACAGAAGAGGAAAAAGAGGCAGCGGAGCAGGCGGCGGTAGAATATGCCGAGGAAAACAAGCGGGAAGAGCCGGAAAAGGACGACGAACCGCAGGCAGCCGGAACGGTTACGGTAGAGGTAACAGCTATGTACTTAGACAAGGTACTAAACGAAGTGAAAGAGCCGGGAGAAGTTTTTACCGTAAGCCGTGAACGTGCAACAATTCTGGAAAGAGCAAAGGTTGCAAAAATCAAAGAGTAAGCATCTGGGCTATGGAAACGTAGCCCAGATTTATTTTAGAAAGCGGGGCGCAGGATATGGCAGCAAATGCCACAACATTAACAGAGAAGATGCGGGCGGCGCTGCGTATCAGCAGCACAAGTGAAAAAATTACAGAAGAAATTAACGACTGTATAGCCGCCTGCAAAGCAGACCTTGCAAACGACGGAGTAAATAGGATTGATGAAAAAGACGGGCTGATAATCAGAGCCGTTACGCTGTACTGTAAGGCTGAATTTGGCTATAACAACAATGCGGAAAAATTCAGAAATTCATACGATACATTGAAAATGCGGCTTTCTATGTCGCAGGAATACAACACGCCGATAGTGTCCGAAACGGACACCGTGGGCGGGGAAAGCGGGGGATAAAATGGCAGAATGGGTGGACGAATTAACGCTTGTAAAACTGACAGAGCCAGATAAAAGGGTAAACAGTAACGGCTTTGCAGAGCAGGGCGAAGAAAGTAGGCGTACTGTTTTTTGTAACATGAAATCAGTAGGCTATAACGAGTATTTCAAGAGCCAGCAGACGGGGAAAGTGGTAGAGCGTAAATGTGATGTTCATAAGGCAGATTATGAGGGCGAGGACACCGTAGAACTGAACGGGAAAGCCTATTTTGTGCTTAAGACGTATGACATTGACGACGACACGGTAGAGCTTACGCTAACAGACTTGCGATATAAGGATAGAGAGGTATAGAAAAGCGGCGGGGATACCGCCGCAGTGGTTTATATTAAGAGGCACGGAGTTTTAGAGTAATAGCCGCTCCATAGCTGATTGTATTACCGTCTTTATCACGCCCGCCGCCGTAGACTTTGATTTTTGAAACCTCTATAATTCTATCAAAATTTTCATTGACGTAGCTTATCTGCGATTTAGGTATAAAGCCGATTTGCAGATTATTGGCAAGGACAGAAAAAGCAATTTCATCATTGAAACGACATTCTTTTACAGAGATTTCTACATCTTTGTCAAAAGGCGTGTCGTGAAAGTGCAATCTGCGTAAAAGAAGTTGTCTGTCTGTACCGTCGTCATTTGGGTAAGTTACACCAGCAAGAGTTATGTTGATAAATTCACAACTGTACTCTTCATCAGAATTGGGTAATGAGGAATTAACCGTAGAAGATGCTATGCTGGAATTTTCAACAGAACGTTTGTTTGATAGGGGGGGGGGTAATGCTTGCCGTTGATTTTTCTTCATTTAACGGGAGCTGCTTAATTGAACGGTAGGCAAGAAACCCAAAGAGCAGGGAAATCATAAGACAGCCGATACCGCCAGTTATATTGCCGCTGAAAAAACCGCTAAATGCGGAAAGTAAAAACAGAACAGCAAGGCAAGAAAAAACAATGTTTTTCTTTTTCATAAAAGCACCAACCTTTCTGCAATTTTGATATAGAGATTATCGCATATTGTCGAATTAAAAGCAACAAGAAAGGGGAAAACATGGGAAGTTTTGAAACAATGGGTATAGAAGAAATTGCACAAGCGTTTGAGAATGACGCAAAAAGAGTGCAGGAAGTTGTACCAGCTATGCTAAAAGCAGGGGCAGCAGTGTTGGCAAAGAGACAAAAGGAAGAGGCAGAAAACTACGGATTGCGTGATACGGGAATGATGATTTCATCAATAAAGCCCACGAGAATAAAAAAAAAGGGTGGCGCTACAG